TCAAAAATTCTTCACTATTATAAGAGTCTTTTATACATCCTCCAATATTATTCTTATAATTTCCTGCATAATCAATTTTAACAACCTTTTCAAGTTCAGTTAAAAAAGTATTTCTTACTATTCCGCCTGGATTTGTTATAATTACGCAAATATTTTTATCTGGAACTTGTGTTATATTTTTTTGTTGCATTAATCTATCAACAAAATTATTAGTATAAATATAAGGAACGAATAAAGGTGTATTTACAACATTTTTATGGTTTCTTTCCCCACATAATACTATATCATATTTATTCGGATTACAACGCATAGTTGATTCTCCATTAAATAAAAATGTTGTATGCCATTTTTTAGCATTTACTAGAGTTCCAGGACAATCAATTAACATATCAAATTCACATAAAATCTGTGAATTATCTATATTGCCAATTTTGCATTCTTCATTGAATACTTTTTTAAATAATTCTAAAAAAAAATCACTAGTTACTCCAGGATTTTCTTTATTTAAAAATCCACTGAACCAACCATTAAAGTATATTTTCATTATAATATTTTATTGATTTATTTTTATATTAAATAGTTAATAAATTATATAATTAAAAATAATTATGACACACATAGTTATTATATAATAATAATAATAATAATAATATAAACATAAATACTATATAGAAGATATAATAAATGCAATATATTGATAGTAGTGTCACATACATAGATATGAATAAATCATGTATATATGATAACAAAAATTCAAATATAAACAATATTGTATATGTAACAGCTTTTTTTGATATAGGTAGAGAAAAATGGAAAAACTTATCAAGAACAGTTGATTATTATTTTAATTCTTTCAAAAATTTTTTGACAAATGTTAAAAATAAAAATATAATAGCATTTATTGATGATAGATATATAGATAGTGAAATTATAAAAAATTATTCTGATAATTCAACATATGAAAATAATGATACAAATGTAAGATTTATTCCAATAAATTTAGATTGGTTAAAATTACATTGTCAATCATGGCAGAAAAATGATATTTTTGAAAAAATAATGAATAGTGATGAATATAAAAATAACTTAAAATACCGTATTAATAATGGTAACGGAGTTCCTGAAAATATATATCCAGAATATAATACAATAAATCACGCAAAAATAGATTTCATAAATTATACAATAGTAAATAATCTTGTAACTCAAAAAGAATTAATATGTTGGATAGATTTTGGTTATTATACTAGTATATTACATAACAGTTTTAAAGAATTTCCATACGCAGAATTAGACTTAAATAAATTTAATTTAAATAAACTAAATTTTTACCTGAGGAATAAAATATCATCAAATGATTTAAATATAGAATATACTTTGAAAAATGCACCAGAAATTTTTACAGGAAGTTTTTTTGCTGGTAATTTAGATGTAATGAAGGAATTACATAAATTATATGGAGAAGTATTGAATGAATTTATTGAAAATAATGTTTCAGATGACGATCAACATGTTTATTTGAGATGTTATTTAAAAAATCCAAATATATTTGAATTATATTTGTCAAACAATTGTTGGCCAAAAGCAATTAACTATTGTCAAAGGAATTTTTTAAATAGATTCGAATTTGTAAATAATTACATAAGTAATATTAAAAATGGTATTTTTGCAGAAATAGGTGTCTGTTATGGTTTAATGTCAGAAAATATTTTAAGAAATAATAAATCATGTAATTTATATTGTATAGACCCATATTTATCGTATAATGATTATGATGATGCTTGCAAAAATGAGGTAGGTGATAACTTATATAATTCAGTAAAAAATAGATTAACAAATGAATTTAAAGATAGAGTTAAATTTGTAAGAGAATTTTCCAATAAAGCTTCGACTATAATAAAAGATGAATTAGATTTTGTTTATATAGACGGCAATCATAAATATAAATATGTATTAGAAGATATAACATTATGGTATGAAAAATTAAAAATTGGTGGAATTATAATTTGTGATGACGCGTGCGACATTAATGACAATATAAGAGATGAGAATGGTGATGTATTTATACGTTGGAATGAACATTCCTATGGAAAATATGGCGTAATATATGCCTGTAAAAATTTTGCTGAAAAAAATAAAATTCCTTTTTTTATTTGGGAAAATCAGATAATATTATTCAAGCCATTTTATATTAAAAATACAGTAAAAAAAAGTAATAAAATTGTGGCTTTTCTATCAAATAAATTAACTTTAAGGGGAACAGAGGTTGCGATATATGATTATGCGGACTATAATGAAAAAATACTTGGAAACAAAAGTATTATTATAACTAGAGACTATGATAAAATAAAAAATGAATGGGATGTTGATAAAATGGCATATGAAAAATTTAATAAAAGATTTCCCGTTTTTTACTATAATTCGCAGAATGATATTGATAAAATTGTATTAGATAATGGAGTTACTCATATATTTATAGAGAAAGCTGGCGAATGGGACGGATTATACTCAAATAATTGTAAAAATATAATTCATTGTGTTTTTTCAACAAAACAACCTCATGGTGATGTTTACACTCCAATAGGTCAAACCATAAATAATTTAAAAGATACAAATTTCCCAGTAACACCATATATGGTAACATTGCCAGACTGTGAAGAAAATTTAAGAAGAGAATTAAATATACCAAATGATGCAATAGTATTTGGCAGATACGGTGGAAAAGAGACTTTTGATATTTCATTTGCTCATAATGTAATAAAAAATATTTTAAATAATAGAGATGATGTATACTTTTTATTTATGAATACAAATAAATTTTATGAACACAAAAATATTATATATATTCCAGGAAATACAGATATGGTTTTTAAAAGAAAATTCATTAATACATGTGATGCTTTAATACATGCAAGAATCAGTGGTGAAACTTTTGGTCTAACATGTGGAGAATTTGCTATTTGTAAAAAACCTGTAATAACATGGGGAGGTTCAGTAGAAAATGAACACTTATTAATTTTAAAAGATAAAGCTGTTATATATAATAATTCTGAAGAATTAAACAACATATTAATGACATTTACAAAGGATAAATATGATGTTAGTGAAAATGGATATATGTTTTATACACCAGAAAATGTAATGCAAATTTTCAATACTATATGTTTAATATAACTTAAATATAATTTAAAAATTATTATTATAAATATACTATATGAAAAAAAGAATAACACTTTTTGGTTCTTGTCGTTTAGATTCGTTGAACAATTATAATAATGAAATTAGAAATAAAATTTCTTATACATATGATACAAAAGAAATATTAGAAGTAATAAAGTTTCTAAAATTTAACCATTTATCTCCAGAAGAAACTATAGTAACATTTAGGACGCCAATGATGACAAAAATACCAGTTTATCATAAAGAATTAAATGAAATAATAGAAAATACTGATATTTATGTTATTGAAATATGTGGAAAAAAAAGTTACAAATATAATAATATTTGCGTTCATAGTGCTCTTGCACAGTTTAGTAACGATTATATAAGAGAAAGAATAATAATTGATCAACAAAGTGATGAAGAAATTGAAACTGATATAATAAAAATAATAGAATATTTAAATACCAAAAATATTATAATTGTTAGTCATATTACAACTGATAATATAAGTGAAAGATATAAATTATCAAATTTATTAGAAAATATATGCTTAAAACATAATATTTATTTTATTAACCCAGTAAAAGAGATAACAAAAAAGGGATATAATATATATGATTTAGTTATAAATGAACCAAAAATAAAACATTATAATGAGAATGGTCATAAAATAATAAAAGAAATATATGAAGAATATATTAATAATATTATAGAAAATACTACTGAATAAGATTAATTGAACTTATCATTTAAAATTAATTATTTAAGTTATTAATACTTAAATAATTAAAATAATTATTATTATAAATAATGCCATTTGTAAATGAACTTTTAAATTACTCAAATGATTATTTTATTGAAACCGGAACATATCGTGGTGATACATTAGAAATTATAAAAAAAAACTACAAAAATATATATAGTGTTGAATTATCAGAAGTATTTTATAATAATGCTGTAAATAGATTTAAGAATGATAAAAATATAAAAATATGTTTTGGTAATTCTAGATATGATTTATTAAGTATTATATCTGATATAAATTCTCCTATTACTTTTTGGTCGGATAGTCATTGGTCTTGTGTAGAAAATGTAGGGTGTGATAAAGATGTATTATGTCCTGTTTTATATGAATTAGACCAAATAAAACAACATAATATAAAATCTCATACTATTATGATTGATGATATTCGTCTAATGGATGGAATAAATTTTAATGTAAAAAAAGAGGAAATTTTGGAGAAATTATATGAAATAAATCCAAATTATACAATAGTATATTATGATGATTATACAGCAAAAAATGACGTTTTAGTTGCATATATAAAATCAGGTGAACAAAAAGTATGTATACATAAATATTTAACAACTTGTAAGACAAATATGCAACCACCTGGATTAGGAGATTTTATAAGAGGATCTATAACATTATTTGATTATTGTAAAAAATATAATTATAAATTATTATTTGATAATGACCACTTACTGTTTAGTTTTTTAGAAAAAAATGAAAATATAGTAAATAATAATATTGCAAATACAACAATAGAACTTATCCCTCCAATTAACTATAATGAAATGGATGAGAAATTATCAAAATTATTTTTAGAAAATAATAATTTCTGTATATTAACAAATGCTTTTTATACAAATATTACAGATGAATGTAAATTATTTATTAGAGACATATTTAAACCAAATGAAATTATTAGTAATAATATAAATAATATCTTAACACATCTGAATGTAGATTTAAATAAAAAATTAAATATTATACATTTAAGATTTGGTGATAAATATATACATGATAATAATGTATATGATATTAATACATATAAACATGTTGAAGAAAAAATAAGAAATCTAATATATGCTAATACAGATGAACAATTTTTATTATTGTCTGATTCAATTAAAATGTCAGAAGAATTAAAGTTAAATAATCCATCTTTATTTTATTTTAACAATAATAAAATTCATATAGGTGATTTATTATACACAGGCGACAAAATGAAGGCATTTGAAGATACTATAACAGATTTTTTCATAATATCTAGAAGTGATAAAATATTCTCATATCCAGGTTCAGGATTTAGTAGTATGGCTTCAATACTATTTGATAAACCACTCATTAATATATAATATTAATACCAAACGTTATCAACTTCATTATAATCTTTATTTAAACCACCATGTATATATTTATTTTTTTTTAAATATTGAAATAGATTATCTGTATTGTTTCTATAAAATGTAATAAATATTTCACAATTTCCAGAAGTTGTTATAAGATATTTAAACTTTGAGAATATATAAATTATAGATACAAAATCAATAACATGACGTATTTTAGCATCATTTTTCAATATTCTGCTTATATTTGTATTAGATGTATTGCTTATTGCAGGAATTTCTTCAAAAAAGATAGTATCTGAAAATTGAATCAAAAAGCTATTTAAAAATTCTAATTCATCAGTTTGAATAATAAATTTAATATTAGGATTTGATTCTTTTAACTGTTTTGCCTTTTCAATAAATTCATTATAGGGAGGTTTCTGAGTTTCTTTTATTTTATCATTTCCTCTAAAAAATACACCACATATATCTTCATTAAAATTAATATTGTATTTATTTAATAATAATTCAACATTGCTTAAAATAATTTGATTAGGCATAAAATAATTTTTAAAAATTGGCTGAATATCAGATAAATTTAATAATTTATAATCACTAAATTGATTTTCGAAACCTTCTTCATTAAATTTAATTTCTTTATCATAAGATAAATGATTATCATTATTTTTAAATATTAAATTATATATATCTTGTTCAGGATGAGTTTTATAAATATTAAACATTTTATATGTTATAATTTTGTTTGGTAATTTTTTATTTTGATTAAAATAATTAATTATATGAGTTAAAATAATATTACAATTAGAAAAAAATCCACTATCACAATAACCAAATACCATTGTTTCCATTGTTATTGATTCCATTATAATTAATACATAAATTTAAATATTTAAATAAATATTTAAATAAATATTTTAATACATTATAAAATGATTGAACAAGAATATATAATGCTTATTATGAATTGCAAAAAGTATTTAAAGAAAGCAAAGTTCCAAAAAATGACTTGGTTGCCAAAAATACCAGCATATTTAAAATTCTATCACGTAATAGGAGATGAAGAATTAGAAGAAAATTATAAATTTGATGATGAAAATCGAATATTATGGGTAAAAGTAGCAGATGATTATAATTCATTGCCAAAAAAAGTAATAGCTGCATATAATGCAGTTTTTGAAACCTTTAGTTTTAAATATATTTATAAGACGGATGATGACCAAATTTTAGTAAATGAAAAATTTTTAGATATAGTTAAAGGTTTAACAAGTAGGACTCCTAAAATTCATTATGGAGGTTATATTGTAGACGTAAAACAAAATTATCTGTCGCAATATCATAAAATACATCCAGAGTTGCCATCATATTTACCAATATTACAGACACAATATTGTAGTGGTCGTTTTTATTTTCTCTCTAATCAAGCTATAGCAAACCTACTAAGTAAAAGAAAAAACATTGAAAATGAATTCTTAGAAGATTATGCAATAGGTTTTAATTTAGATCCGTATTTTAAATTAAATATTTTGAATTTAGCTACGAATAAGTTTTTCACAGATATAGAATTAAGTGATTTTCCCAAATTAGTCGAAGAAGGTAAAATATAAGATTTATATATATAAAATGAATATATATAAACCAAAAATAGATAGACGAGCAAATCGTGTTGGATTATTTTGTAATGCAAGAGATGAAAAAAATATAAAAGAATGGGCAGCACATCATTTATTAATTGGATTTGATAGTATAATAATATTTGACCATAAATCACAAATACAATTAAAAGATGTATTTGCAAATTTTGATAAACGAGTATCAATAATAAGAGTTGAATTACCAGATGGAAATATTAAATCTCGTTTAATGAATTATGCTCCAAAAATAGCAAAAAAAATAAATTTAGATTGGTTTATTTATTTAGATGCAGATGAATTTCTGATTTTAAACAAGCAATTTAAAGGGGTGAAGCATTTTTTAAATACATATTCATACGGAGATTCAATTGGTGTAAATTGGGTAATGTTTGGGTCGAATTATCTAGTAGAAGACCCTTCAGGAACAATACTTGAAAGTTATACTCGTTCATGTCATAATTTAGATAGACACGTCAAATCATTTGTTAGACCAGAATCAGTTATTAATTCAGATAATCCACATTACTATCACATAAGAAATAAAACGAAATCAATAGGACTGGGATTTAATACATTAAATTATCCACAGTGTTTTAGTGAGTTAAATATTCCATTCTATAAATCACCAGCATATATTGCACACTATGTGTTTCAATCAGAGGAATCCTATTTAAAAAGAAAGATAAATATGATAGGAGATGACGGTAGAAGAAGAGGTGATATGGGTAAAGATATACATAATCACTATAATGATGTAGTAAATTTGCAACCTCAAAAATATGTAAATCAGATAAAAGAATTTTTACGCTATTTTGCTTAAATATTTATTTTACCTAGAGCAGTCTTTGACATCTGTTCTTTTTGCCATCTAAAAAAAGCCTCTTTATCTAAATCTAACATAGCTCTACTATAATTAGTAGGTCGTTTTTCAATATCACTATAATCTTCTCTCTGTGTAACAGTGAGTGGTATAATAAGATACCATTTATCAACTGCTTGCAAATTAAACCAATATTTATCGATAGCATATAAGATGTGATTATGTGGTTCTCTCATTAATTTATTAATGCCTTCTCTAAAGTTGTTAATAAGTTTATCATAGTAATGTTGTTTTACTAGATAACATGTAGTAGTTTGGCAACGAGTGACTTGAACGCATGTATCATCAATTTTAAAAAAAGGTGGGCAATTATTGCCTGAAATAATTACAACATCAAAATCTTTATGATTAGAGAGAAAGTTGTTGAATTGATTAACAAAAATACTAGGTTGAGTAAATAATATATCATCTTCAATAATTAAAATATGTTCCCAATCATTAGCCTTAGCAGTTTCGATAAGTTTAAGATGACTTAAACTGCATCCTAGAGCTCCATTAGGCATTTTAATAGCGTTAAATCTCTCTGCATTGATGCCGATAGTTTTTAATTGATTTTCGACATGTTGTTTTCTATCAGGTCTAGAGAGAAGATTGATATAAAATGCGTGTTTGATATCAGAAATAGAATTCATTAACATAAAATATAGAAATTTATTTAAATGAATAATTTTACAAATAAATTTCTCTCAATAAAAATAAATGATTGCAGAAACTTTTACAAAAGAGGAGAAGAGGGAAATTGCAAAAAAAATAAAAGACATACGAATGCCAAATGTAGAGGAAGATATGAATAAATTAATAAAAATAGGTAACGGGGCTCATATGATATCAGAACGTTCAAAAATAGGAAATGATGTAGTAGATTATTTTACATTTATACCGCGTTTAGAGACAAAAGGTAAGTATGATGTAAATTATTTTGAATTTTTAGCAAATTTAGATACATTTAGAGAGAAAAAATTCATCCAAACAATGTTAAAATATTACGAAGATGTAAAGAATAAAAACAAGACGAAACATGATTACAAAGTATATAAAGAAGTATATAATATATGTATAAGCGCAATCAATATAATGAGACCATTAAATTGCATGGAGATTTTCACGCGTTATGACGCTAAGCAGGTGTTAAATTTTTGCGCAGGTTGGGGAGGTTCAACAGTGGCGGCTTCTGCGCTCCAATTAGACGCGTGGTATGGTGTCGAAATAAACGGTGATTTAAAAGAACCTTACGACAATATGATGGCATATTTGCGCACTAAATCGGACACCAAATTAAGCGTCTGGTTTGGCGATGCTGTGGATTTTGACTATTCTTCGATTGAGTATGACACGGTATTCTCGTCTCCGCCTTATTATTTTTTGGAAAAATACGCCAACAATGTGGCCTACGAATCGAAGAAAGATATGGATGAAAAATTTTATAAGCCGGTTTTTGCTAAGACCTTTGCACATTTGAAACCAGGTGGTCATTACATTATTAACATTTGTAAGGAAGTTTATGATAACGTCCTTAAAAAATTACTCGGTGAAGCTCACGAGATATTTCCTCTTAAAAAATCGAAACGACAAAATAATTACACAGAAATGGTTTATGTTTGGCATAAAAATTAGAATACACCACCCATTCCAACTCGAGCACTCGCTTTAGCTCTAGGTTTAGCACCTATGTATGAAGCATATTGTGGAGAGAATTTATTTGGAGGTGGTTGAGGTCGTCGTTGCATTTGAACTGGAATCTTTGATATATGACCATTTTGTATATAATTTTGGTAAATAGGTTGTCGGAATTGATTATTATTTTGCATTTGTTGTTGCTGATGGTATTTATAATATCCAAGTAAATTTTCGGATGGTAATTCCTCTGATTCAGATTCTTCATCGTTATTTGATAACTTATTAAAAGAGTCCTCTTCTATTTCTTTCATTCTGTCTTCTTGAATTTGCTTTAATAATTCAGGTGGAATTTGTCGACCCATTTGCATCAAATATTTTGCTACATTTTCTCTCTTTTCTCTTGTAGTAGGATAATGAGGAATATTTGTCCAATCAGTTGTACTTGCTACTGATTTTTTTGTTTCCTTTATTTTGTCTGGATTTATTATTTTTCTTTTCGGCTCCCTCAAATCATAATTGTAATATTCTTCTGTTCCAAATGGAATATGAGTTAAAAAAGTTTTAATATTAATTACTTTAATATTTTCAGAATGAATAACAAATAAATTATCTGATGGATTATCTGATTTATCGTCAATTGTGTATTTTAATTGACTTATAGTTCTTAAACCATCTATACCATCATCATATTCCCCTCTCCAAGGGTCCTTCTTCGATATAATTCTTGATATCCCATCAAAGAGCTGTAAAATTTCTGGACTACCTATATTATAGAATACACTTCTATCTATTTTTAATCCTATATGTTCACAACGTTTTTGTAGTACATTATCTTCCATTCCCCATCCCCAGAAACAAGGAAAACCATTTGTTCTCTCAAAATCTGCACCTTTCATTACAACTATACCACCCAATGCATATTTAAATCCATAATAATGTTTAACAATACCATGAGTAGTTTCATAATCAAATATCTTATTGAACGGAATTGTATCTACATCATTAAATATAAAAGTAATATCTTTATAATGCTCAGGATATTTATTTCTTGCTGCTATAAAACCTATATTTTTTACAGCACCTCTATTAAATGTTCTTGCATCACATTGATGAGAGAAAAATATTTCATAATCATCCTTATCTT